CAGTGATTGGGATTTGTTCTCTAGGCACTACTTAGAAATGGAGACAACAGATGATATAGCTATATCTGAGCGTGTAACACGACAAGCAATAGAGAAGAAGTTGAAGAGGTGTGTTAATAAAGTCACAGAAGCTATGAACATTTAGGGGCTTTGGTTGCGTAAAGTCAAAAAATGTTGCTATAGGTAAGTACAGAGGTCTTCTAAAGACTATTAATAATAAGAAGGAGAAACAATATGAATTTTGAAGAAGCTATTGATCTAAGTGGTAGTCAACCTGTCGTTATAGAAGACGATAGGATTAACTCAACAGAGTACGACAAGTGGTTAGAAGAGGGGCTATCGTTAAACCGAGACTACTCTGACTATAAGTGGAAACTTGGTGATTGGTGGAACAAAGGACACAAGTATGGTGAACGTAAGAAACTTGTAGACAGCGAAGAGTGGGATGGACCTAAGTTTCAAACTTGCATGAACACGGCGGCTGTTTGTAAAGATTTTGAAACCTACCGTCGACGGGAGGTTCTTAGCTTCGGTCATCACCTTGAAGTTCAGTCACTACCAACAGAAGAACAAGATAAATTACTAGACGAATGTGAGATTGAGGGTCACTCTCTTATGAAACTTCGTCAACGTGTAAAAGAGGTTAAGTCTTTCTTATCGCAAGGTTGGACACAGAGTCAACTAGATCGTCGCCGTAAGATTGAAAAGGGTGGTGTAGCACTAGCAAACCTAAGTAAGGGTGATGACGGAGAGCCTGTCGATAGTGCGTTGTTGTACTGGGCGGAGGCTGAAGGTCTTGACGAAAAGATCACTCGTAACACTGATTGGGGCAACCCATTTGTCATTGGTGAGGATGGTGATCGTGAGACTGTCATCAGCAAGTACAACAAGTACCTTGAGATGAAGGATGGCTTATTGCACCGACTTAAGTCTGGTGAGTTGTCAGGTAAGCTGCTTGTATGCTGGTGTTGTCCTGATGGATGCCACGGTGAAACCTTAATGAAGAAAACGAAAGAGGCAAACAAATGATCTTAGAAGACTTTGTAATGTTAGGAAAGACAACCCCTGAGACTGATCGTCAGGGCCGTGTAACCGTATGTAGTGCTGGCTGGTCCCCAGAGTTAAAGCAACTTGTTAGGGTGTACCCACTGTCTACAAAGAAGGCACCACCAGACTTCTCCGTCTCACAAGTCAGGCTAGAGCGTAACAGCAGGGACACTAGACCAGAGAGTTGGAAGATACAGGGGGACCGTGATATAAGCGTACATGAAAACATAAACAGTAGGTTTGATGTAAAAAGTATAATAAATGATTGGTCTAGCTTACTTGATACTATACCTCAAGTTGGTAGCATGGCAGAGGCTAACAGCAGGAAGTTGTCTTTAGCTATAGTTGAGCCTGACACCGCACCAAAGTACTATTTTGATGAGAACAAGTCATGGAAGGATAACAGAGATAAGGTGTGTTCTAAGTCTTACAAGTGGACACCAAGAGTTAGCTTTAATTTGTCGGGAAAGACACACAAACTTAAGTATCTTAACCAAGAGGCATACGAATTTATGACGCCCAAGTCGAGGGGCTTCTTTAGGCACGTAGCAAACAAGTTTAAGTCGAACCCTAAGTTGCTGGTTGGAAACATGTTTGCTTATAGGAATAATTGGCTTGTAATATCTGCTTTCTGTTAGGGGAAAAAATGAACCAAGAAGTACCACACCAGCCCTGCCCATATGTGTCGTGTGGCTCCTCTGATGCCTTTAGCTTTAATAAGGCTAAGGGTTGCGGGAAGTGCCACGCTTGTGACCAGTCTTATCCCTCAAGGGGTGAGACATACGATTGGGCTAAAGATAAATATCCAACAGTAGAAAGGGGAGAAGTAATGACTTTTACACCAAAGAGAATAGAGACCGCTGGTGATGGTCGTTATACACCCCTCCGAGGGATTAATGCTAGGACTATGGAGGACTTCAATGTTAAGACATATGATGGTCGTCAAGAGTACATATACCCCAGCGGTGGAATTAAAGTCCGTACCCTACATGAGAAAGGTTTCTACACTAAGGACGGGTTCAAGGGGGATGAACTATTTGGTATGAATATGTTTACCGCTGGTTGTTCTAAGACTGTAACCATTACTGAGGGGGAACTAGATGCCCTATCAGTAGCACAGATGATGAAGAGCCAGTACATTAACCCTGTTGTATCATTACCATCTGGTAGCCCTTCTAAGAAGCTGTGGGAGAACTGCAAGGAGTGGCTAGATAGCTTCCAGAAGATTGTGTTGTCAGTAGATAATGATGATACTGGCAATGCCTTAGCTGATCGTGTGGCTAAGTTGTTTCCTAACAAGGTGTACCGAGTACCACACGACAAGTATAAGGATGCTAATGAGTTCCTACAGGATAATGCACATGCGGAGTTCAAGAGTGCATGGTGGAACGCGTCTAAGTATACACCTGAGAATATCTTAAACACTGCTGACCAGTTCCTATCACTATACAACGACACACCAGACCATGTATACGTTCCTACAGGTATCACTGACTTAGATGATAAGATCATGGGGCTTATGCAGGGTCACTTCACAGTGATTAAGGCACCTACTGGCATAGGCAAGACTGAGGTTATGCGTTACTTGGAATACAACATGCTACAGCGTAAGATTCCTATTGCTGCATGGCACCTAGAAGAGACTAAACTAAGGTCACTACTTGGTCTTGTGTCTTATGAGTTACAAGATAATCTCACTAGACGCGACTTGATTGATGAGAAGGGGAGACATGAGGATGTCATAGGTGCAATCAAGGAGATAGCCAAAGACGAGAACTTCTATCAGTTCTACTTAGGTGATGGTCAGGGTACTGATGAACTATGTGATCAAATACGTTTCTTCAGTCAGGCATGTGGATGTAAGTATGTGTTCTTTGAGCCTATCCAAGACGTTGTATCAGGACGATCAGAGGCGTCTAAGGAGGAGTTACTAGCTGACCTGTCCGTAAGGCTCTCTAAGCTATCAGCGGAACTAAATGTGGGCATTGTGACTATCGCTCACACTAATGAAGATGGAGACCCTAAGTACTGTAAGATGATAGGACAACGTGCCAGTGTTATCATTGATCTGTCTAGGGACAAAGAAGCGGAAGACCTTGATGAGAGAAACACAACATACATCACGGTACAAAAAAACCGCCCTTGCAGTGAAGAAGGACGGGCTGGCAGAATGAAGTTTAACAGTGATACGTTCACACTAATGGAGGTGTACTAGTGGTTGAAGCAGAAACAGTGTTCGACATAGAGACAGATGGACTGTTAGATAAGCTGACTAAGATTCATGTGTTGTCGTATCAAACAGCAGCTATGGATGAGCCACGGTCTATCTTTGACTACGATGAAATGAGGGACTTTTTCTTGGAGTACAGTATGGATCATACGTTAGCCTTAGCTGGACATAACATTGTACGCTTTGATATCCCTGCAGTGGAAAAGGTGCTAGGTATAAAGGTCAATGCCAAGCTAGTAGATACGTTAGGACTTAGCTGGTACTTGCACCACAATAGGACAAAGCATGGTTTAGCAGTGTATGGTGAAGAGTATGGTGTACCTAAGCCCAAGGTAGATGATTGGGAAGGACTTTCTAAAGAAGAGTATGCCCATCGTTGTGAAGAAGATGTAAAGATCAATGTGCGCCTGTGGCGTGACCTAAAGCGGAAATTGGAGAAACTATATGAACAGTGAAGCGTGGAGACTTATCGACTACATCACATTTAAGTTAGACTGCGCTAGGGAACAGGAGACCCTACGGTGGAAATTAGATGTAGCTAAAGCCAGTATGCACCTTGCTGAGTGGCAGGGGATGAAAGAGGATAAGGTAGAACAACTAGCCAATGCTATGCCCCGTCATGTACTTACTAAGGTGCAGAACAGGCCCAAGGTGATGTATCGTAAGGATGGTAGCCTAAGCAGTCACGGGGAGAACTTTGAGGCCCTTAGAAAGCAGTACAAGCAGCCTGAAACGGTACAGGGGTTTGTCGTACAGACAGGAGAAGAACGGGGTAATCCTAACTCAGTGTCCCAGATCAAGGATTGGTTGTTTAGCATTGGTTGGCAACCTAGAACATTTAAGTTTGTAAGAGAGAGCAATGGTGATGAACGACAGATTGAGCAAGTCAGGAAAGATGGGGAACTATGCCCGTCAGTTAAGAAGTTGGCTGATAACGATCCTGCTGTTTCTATTCTGGATGGTCTTTCTGTTCTTACTCACAGAATCGGGATACTGAAGGCGTTCCTAGAGTGTGAGGTAGATGGATACCTACAAGCTGGGGTAGCTGGTATGACTAACACTATGAGGTTCAAACATGCTAAACCTTTGGTTAACCTCCCCTCAGTGGAAAAACCCTACGGTACTGAGATACGAGGATGCCTGATTGCTCCAGAGGGTTACGTGTTATGTGGTGCAGATATGACTAGCCTAGAGGATACTACTAAACGTCACTACATGCAGCCGCTTGATCCTGAGTATGTTGCAGAAATGTCACAGCCCGGATTTGACCCACACCTTGACCTAGCTAAACATGCTGGTGTCATTAGCCAAGAGGACATAGACAAGCACAACACAGGAGAACGCAGTTTAAAGTCATTGCGTAAGAACTACAAGGTGGTCAACTACAGTGCCACGTATGGTGTCAGGGAGGCCACGCTGTCTCGTACTACAGGCATGAAGAAGTCAGAGGCTAAGAAACTACTTGCTGCCTTCTGGGATCGTAACTGGTCTGTAGAGGCCGTGGCAAGGGGTGTACGTGTACGAGAACCACAGGGGTTAGGGGGTATGTGGCTAAAGAACCCAGTCAGTGGTTTCTGGTACAGCCTACGAAGTGAGAAGGACCGATTCAGTACACTTAATCAAGGTACAGGTGTCTACTGCTTTGATACTTGGGTTAAGCATTGTCGTAAAGATGGTGTGTTAACGATAGGACAGTTTCACGATGAAATTATCAGTATGGTAAAAGAGGGAAAGGAGACACAAGAGAAGATAAGTATGGACGATAGCATTGAACGACTAAATGATGAGTTGCAACTAAATGTACCTTTAGGCATTGATGCTCAGTTCGGAAAGAGTTATGCTGACATACACTAATTTATTTTTGGTGTGTGGTTGCGTAAGTACAAAAAATGTTGCTATATATAAGTACCCGCATAAGGAAAGGAACCCGACATGGGAAAGAAAGTTTACGTTGAGTGTCCAGTTAATTGGGCTAAGTTGCGTGAAGAAGACCGAGACATGGGTAAGAACATGCAGGAAGGTTCTGATGCACGAATCAAGATTGATGAGGTACAAGGACGCTACACTGTGCAGCTAATGCTTGATAAGGATACTAAGAAAAAGATGGTATCTGATGGTGTACCCAACAAGGGTATGCAAGCACAGTTGTTCAAGGAGGATCAGGAAGGCACTGAATACTTCTCAGCAAGGCGAGGACACTTTAACCCTAAGTTCAAGGATCAGAACACAGGGGAATATGGTGTAGTAATGGGACCACCCCGTGTCCTTAAAGAAGATGCTGACGGTGTTCTAGTTGATTGGGACTTTGAGGCTGATGGTCTCATTGGTAACGGTAGTAAGGTTGTAGCAAAGCTAGATGTATGGGACGGTAAGTTGACTACCTTAGAAGCAGTTAAGGTTGTAGAACACGTACCATACGAAGCGTCAGACGGGAGTGCTTTCTAATGACTAAAGCCACCATCATCTTTGAAACCTCGGAAGAGGTAGATGGGTACGAAAGTAAGACTACTATTGAGCGTCACAATGTAGACACTCTTGAGAATCTTGCATACTTATACAGTGAGGCTACAGTGGCAGGGGGTTGGACTTACATTAAGGCAGTGGCCCTAGAAAAAGAGGATGAGACTATTGTCTGGTCCGACATTTGAGCCAAAGCATGTCTTAGTTGATGGTGACATTGTTGCGTACAGGGCTGGATTTGCCTCAGAGGGTAAGACCAGTGCAGATGCAGAGGACAAAGTAGACGAGGTTATGAACTTTATAGCTTCCAACACTATGTCTTTCCCTGTGCCTGACAGGTTCCATACGTTCTTAACTGGGGCTGATAACTTTAGGTTCGCCATAGCTAAGTCGTACCCCTACAAGGGGAATAGGAGTAAGTCAGAGAAGCCTGAGTATCTGCAACATTCAAGGGATTATCTAGTGTCTAAGTATAACGCAGTGGTAAGTTACGGGGAAGAAGCTGATGATCTTATAGCCATAGCTGCCACTAAGTTTGGTCCTGATACTGTTGTGGCCTCTATAGATAAGGACATGCTTCAGATACCTTGCTGGCACTATAACTTTGGCAGGGATGAATGGTCACAAGTAGATGAGTGGGAAGGCTCTAAGTTCTTCTATACTCAGATACTAACTGGTGATGCAGCCGACAACATTAAAGGTATCAAAGGCGTTGGACCTGTTAAAGCTGGTAAGTTGTTAAAGGATTGTACGACAGAAGAAGAACTGTGGTACGCTTGCTTAGAGGCTTATGAGGGTGACTATGACCGTGTAGTGGAAAATGCCAGACTACTGTGGCTAAGGAGAAGAGAGGAAGAGTTATGGGAGCCTCCAACAGTGAGAGACGGAGACACGCAATAAAGAATGGATACCGCTCTGGCTTGGAGGAAGACATCTCTAAGGACTTGATTGGACGGGGTGTAGACTTTGAGTATGAGAAGCTAAAGATACAGTGGCAACTTATAGAGCAGAAGACCTACACCCCAGACTTCAAGTTACCTAATGGTATCATCATTGAGTCAAAAGGTAGGTTTGTTGCAGCGGATCGTAAGAAGCACCTTAAGGTTAAAAGTCAGCACCCGTTCCTAGATATTAGGTTTGTGTTTTCTAACTCTAGGGCTAAGTTAAACAAGGGTGCAAAGAGTACCTATGGGGATTGGTGTGACAAGCACGGTTTCTTGTATGCAGATAAAAGGATACCCGACGAATGGTTAAACCAACAAAGTTAGCTACCTTTAAGGTGCATCAAGTAAAGGATGGCCCATACCAAGATGAAGAGGAGGGGTTGTGGTGGTTGTTATGTTGGGTAGAAGACTGTGACCCAGTGGACGGAGAGGATGTTATGTTTGATGAGGAGATACCATTCTCTACATTCACTAACGCATACAACTTCAAGAAACACTTTGAGAAGTCTATTGACCCTATCTTGATAGAGTTCAATGTAGGAATGGAGGTGAAGTATGACGGGTAAAACAGCTATCGTATTCTCTTGCGCCCATGTAGACCCTTCAGTGGGAAATGAGCGTTTTGATTGGCTAGGTGAACTAATCTATGAGGTCAACCCCAACTACATCATTGACTTAGGTGATGGTGCAGATATGAAGTCCCTTAACACTTATGACACACGCTACCCACAAGCTATGTGCGCTCAGAGTTACGAGGCAGATATTAACCACTACAACGAAGCTATGGACCGCCTGAGACGTAAGCCCAGTACCCGTAAGTATAAGGTGCCACAATGGTTTGGGTTTGAGGGCAACCATGAACATCGTATCAAACGTGCCATAGCACATGACCCACGACTAGAAGGAGACAAGTATGGTATCTCATATAGCCACTTACAGACTGATCACTGGTTTGATGAATACCATGAATACGAGAACTCAGCACCATCTATAAGGGACTACGATGGAATATCATATGCTCACTACTTCAGTTCTGGTAACTATGGCACTGCTATGTCAGGTTTACATCATGCCAATTCACTAATGGCTAATAGGAACCACAGCAGTACGTGTGGGCATAGTCACAAGCGAGACCTTAAGTTTAGGGATGGTGCGCACCCTAGTGGTATCATGGGGCTTGTAGCGGGGTGTTACAAGGGTGCAGCAGAGTCTTGGGCTGGGCAAGCTAACAACGATTGGTGGAAGGGTGTTGTCATTAAGAGGGACATTTCTAATGGCATGTACGACCCTGAGTTTGTATCAATTCAACGCCTAAAGGAGATGTACGGTAATGGGGAAGCGTTCTAATTTTGAGCGAGTGCCAAGGGACTACTATCCTACCCCAATACAGGCTGTAGAGCCTCTGATCCCTCACCTGCCATACTCCTTCGATTACTTGGAGCCATGTGCAGGTGACGGGAGACTGATCTCTCATATAAGCCAGTTAACGAGTGGACTAGGGGAATGTATAGGTGCCTACGACATAGAGCCAAGACATGACTATGTACAGAAGATGGATG